GCCTTAATCTCAACAACACCACCAGAGTATAATTCAACTGATGTATTGTTTATTGATTGTATATGTGTATTTGTACCAGGAAGATATATGTCACTAGGTACAGTAACTCTACCATTAGCTTGGGATAAACTTACTGTAAATCCATTACTAATTAACTGTCTTGCTGATCCAACAGATGCATTAGCGATATCAGTATTAAGGAAACCTGTAGCATTAATGGTAAGCTCATTACCTACTTTAATAATACCAGCTGATGTTGTATTAGCAGTTCTAATATTTGCACTAAGCTGGAATGTGGTGTTACTCATTGCAAGTTGGTCACCAACTATTATAATACCAGGAGCTGTTGTGTTAGCAAAGTTAGTATTAACATTAAGTATTCCATTTGCAATAGCCATTGTATTACCGACTATAATACTACCTGCTGAGTTAAAAGTTGCAATCGGGAGAGTAGCACTTAAATGACCACTAGCATTGATAGTCATGTTATTGCCAACTTTAACAATACCTTCTGATGTTGTATTGGCATATCTGAGATTTGCGCTCAGGAATCCTGTAGCATTAATAGATAACTGATCACCAACACCAACCTTACCAAGGACTGTTGTATTAGCAATAAATACATTGGCACTGAGATATCCAGTAGCATTAATGGTAAGATTATTACCTACAGCAATGATACCAGCTGTAGAGTTTGATGCAGCTACTATATTAGCTACTAAGAAGCCATTCTGATCAATTGCAAGTTGACTACCAACTTTAATAGTACCAAATGATGATGTGTTAGCTGCTCTAATATTAGCACTAAGAACACCATCTACAGTGATAGCAAGCTGACTTCCAATCTTGACGATACCTGCATACGTTGTATTAGCATAGTCAGGAAAGGTAACCGTATCTCTAAACGTACTGACAGTCAACTTCCTTGTTGTCAACGTACCTGCAACGTTAGCAACAAGGACGAAGAAATCACTATTGTTTATAGTATTAGCGGTTGTTAACTCGCTGATCTTCTTGGCTCTATTACTCATATTTTATTATGCGTCTGGTAAGTAAGCATCATCGGATGCATCGCTAGTGATTGAACCCATAGCTACTAATGTTTCATATTGAACACGTCCAGCACGACCACCAGTACCTTCTGTTCTAATATTCCAACCAGCATGTGTAACACCTCTATTCTTTGCACCACCAACAACTACAACTGCTGTTGCTGTCTGACCAGTGATCGAGTGACCAGCTTGGGCAGTTGCTGCAGCGGATGTCAAGTTAATAGCAGGACCACCAGATGTAGTAGCTAATTGGATTGCTGTTGAGTTAGCAGTGATTACAAAGTATTGGGTTCCGCTAGCAAGACCACCAATAGCTGTATTAGCGGCTGCAACAGTGTAAGTTACGATGTCATTATTAACAAAGAATGCTCTGTTAGAACCTAATGATATAAAACCATTTACTGTTGAGTTACCAACTGTGACTGCTGATGTATTACCTGCAAATGTCTGCGCAGCTGGAGCAGCAATAGAAGCGATTGGAGAAGCAGTGTAGCCTGTTCCGTTAGCTGTTACTGTAAATGCTGTGATTCTACCAGTTGCATCAGCAGTTGTATTAGCAGCCGCATCGGCACCAGTGTTATTTCCTGAGAATGTAACAGCTGCATTACCACTATATCCTGAACCTGCGAAGGTTAAAGTACCAGAGATAATTGGACCAGCACTAACACTCATCTCTGTCGTATCGACACCATACTGTCCAACAATCTGGCCAGCAATAAATGCATCGGCTGTTGTATTACCAAATAAAGCTGTTCTATTAGCAGTGTTTGGTGCTAGTTTAAATTGACCAGCAGCAGAAATTACCGAGTTTCCTGCAGCGTCTGTGTTTCCCCATAAAGGCATTTTTGTACTCCTTGATTTACGTTGTTATAGTTATTTATCTTTGTTAGAATGTAGCATATCAGCATGAAAAGCAGAATGTCTATGTTCAATTAATGGTTCATCAACTACTCTTATCTTCTTCATAGCCTGCTGCCTAGCCATGGATCGTATATCTTCCATGGTACGGACAGGTTCACCATCAGGATCTCTTACTACGGGATCACCCTGTATAATGATATTGGCAGCTGAAATTCCCATTACTTTCCTGTAATCATCTTGTGAACAGCCATAAGATTCTCATGTGACTTATGAATCTCATCATGGACATTCATTCTATGCTCTGGTTTCAATCTATCTGTAGCACTGAGAATAGTCTTTGCAACATGCTGAGGCACTGGATGCTTCTTACCATTCTTGAATGTTACATGGAATGGTTTCATATCCGAATCAGACGCTTTCTTTAACTGGACGTGAATATGTTGATCCGCTTCCATACCGTTATCCTCACCGTGCTCTTCATGATCTTCGGAATCATCATTACTACGAATAGACATCTTCTTAGGACGACCACGGGCTTCATCAAGACCAACTTCTTCCTTGACTTCGCTCTGCATATAGTCAGCCACTGTGCTAATATAGTCAGCGGATAAAGTAATTTTATTCTGTACCCATTCAGCCATGTTGGTATTATCTTTTAGCATGTCATGGACTTGTTGAGCATTGGCCATGATAGAACGTAACTGACTCTTAGCCATGTCACCTTCGTAGTCATATTCTCTAGGATCTTTGGCTTCTGTGAATCTAAGTAGTTTTGTTTCTGAACTCTTCGTCTGAGCATTCTTTGCTGTAGCTGCAATCTGCTTTAGACGCTTTTTGTTCTCTGTCTCATATCCCATGGCTTCCTTGATACCATCGTAAGGATTACCACCCATGAGTTTACGATGAGCCTTGTAGCGTTTACCACTGCTACTTAGTTTAAAATCGGAAGAGGCTACAACCCCTTCCTGTATTTGTTTAAGTGTTTTCATTAGAAGTCACTCCCTTGCATACCTTGACCACTAAAGCTATTTGATCTCTGTAGCGGTTTAGCTGCTGCAGCTTTCTTTGCCTTCTCTTCAGGAGTCTCACCAGCAGGAGCTGGAGCTGGAGTAGCTGCTGGAGCTGGAGCTGGAACAGCTGCAGCCATTGGCTTATTAGCAGTGGCCACTGGAGCTGGTGCAGGAGCAGGTGTTGCTGCAGGAGCTGCTGGTTTAGCTGCAGGAGCAGGTGCAGCTGGCTTCTCAGACTGAGAAGCCATGGCTGCATTAGATACACCTGATGTGTCACCCTGAACAAAAGCAGCTTGTTCTGGTGTTTTAGTGTCGATTGTACCTACATTGAAACCAAGACCCTGCCTAGCTCTTTCTCTCATTTTAGCTATCTGTGCATTCATTTTAGCATCTGCAGCTCTTGCCATCTCAATATCTCTTAATTCATTAACTGCCTTCTTACGCTTGGAGTGCATGTGCATTTCGGAAACAAGAATCTCTAGTTCAGCTGTTGGAACATACTTTTCAATACCATGTTCAAACATGACATCATACCAAGCAATGTGACCATCTTGATCTGGATCAGCATGTTGAGTAGTAACAGTACGGCCTTCACCAAACGATTCACTCTTTACATGAATAGCACATTGATGCTCGTAGCTGTTGCCTGGAGTGTCTTTATTCTCTTTAACAGATGTTTTTTTCTTGTTGTAGAGACCAAGTTTCATTTTCATCTTAGAAGACATCTCTTCTTCAACATCTATCGCCTTTTTACCCATCTTAACAGGGCTATTGCTTTTAACTACTCCACGAGCAACAAGAATATCACCATGAGTGATGCGTTTTGGATCTCCATGCTGTGCTGCCAGATCTTGCTCTTTATCATTACGAGGAATAGTACCTTCTTTCTTCTTCATAACTTCCATGATATCAGCAACTAGATCTTTTGATACACCAAAGGTCTTATTAACATAAGATTCTTCTGCAGTAACTTTACCGTTAACATTACCTTTGCCTCTGATCTTATTGATAAAATCACCAACCGAAGCATATGAACGATTCTCTGTATCTGGACCACCCATCACACCTTTTTGACGAACATATGTTCTACCATCTGTATCAGTTCTTGTATTACCTTTACCATATTTGGTATCAAGTTCTTTGTCTGCAGGACGACCAGTACTGTAGTCTTTATCGTTAGCCTTAGGTGTTTCAGCTTTTGGCTCTTCTGCTTTTGGTGTCTCTACTTTAGCAGCTTGTGGCTTGGACTCTTCATCGTCACTATTGTCATTGCCAAATGCTTTATTAACTGTATCACGAGTACTTGCTATTTGTTTAGCCATCGTATCTGCAGGCAGAATTGAAGCTCTCTTCGATGGTGTAGCCATTGCTCGAGCTCCACGATCATCTGGTTCTGCGTCTGGTTTTGATGACATCGAAGCCATTGCTCGTGCTCCACGGTCATCCGGCTCTGCACTTGTTTCTTTACCTTGAGCTTTTGCTAATGATGAAGCATCCATTGCTGCTGGCTTTGGAGCATCGTTAGATGTAGGAGCTGCAGCAGCTGGAGTTTCAGGTTTCTTAGCTGTAGTAGCGGCAGCAGTAGGCGCTTTGGTTGTACGTGGTTTAGGTATTGAGGCTGGAGAAGCTTTGTCACCTACAGGCTTAATATCAGAATCAGGAGTCTTCTCGTTACCTGGTTTAACACCATTATCACGAACTGCAACAGGAGCTGTTTGAGTTACATCATGTTTAGAATTCCACTTATCTTTCGAAACAGTCTTAGGTAAAGTATTTTGTTTACCCTGTGAGTAGCTACGCCATGATTGAGCTGCACCGCTCATCTTTGATCTGGCTTCAGCATCAACATCATCAGAGCTAGTTTGGGCTCCCCTACTACCCATTTCCATAATATTTTTGATTGATTCGTAAAGTGACTTCATTTTATTTCCTTTTTTAATTAATGTTAGTCTGCATCGATAATTTTAAGTTTTCTTTGTGCTTTTAGATTTCTGGATAAGACGAACTTAGAGCTATCGATGTCGCTATCCTTTGGTCCAATATTTGGAGATGTTGGGGGTGTTTGTAACCTCTTCATTATTTCTGGTGTTATCTTATCTACTGGTCCTGAGTCAGATTGTTCGTATGATTTAATATCATCCAAGTGGCCATCAAGGTATCCGAGTTTATCACTAACACCAATCCGATCACCTAGCATACGAATCTTCTCAACAATTTGACTTGCTTCTTTCGAGTCATCACTTGTTGATCGTTCTGCAGCCAGTGTATGCTTTTTGATACCAAACAACTGATCATGAAGAATAGCCATCTTCTCTGCCAAATCAGGATTAGCATCACGTGGTAGGTTTACAAATAACATCTGTGCCTTTGGGCACATTTCAAAATTCTTGGTACGATAGGTGCCAGCAGCAATTTGATCTGATTGATCTTTCTCTATCTTACTACGCTGCTCAAACAAACCCTTCCTGGATTTGCGAACAACATCCCTAATTCTGTTTTCTAGTGTAACGTACTTTTTCATTGTCTTCTCTTTAGTAGAGAGTTTAACATCCATGCATGCTTCTTATGGGCGTCATATCTATCTTGTATGAAATTAGAAAGTCCAATCTCATCAAATTCTTCTGCCAATTCGTATGCTTCTCTTAGAGAGGCTAACACTATCTGATTATCACCTGATAACGTATTAAACATCTCTCCAGCTGATGGAGCACCTGTACTATCGGCGATGCTTGATAATTCTTTAAATCTTGAAAATGATCCTGGAGCATATTCCCCAAGAGCTCTAATCTCTTCTGCAATCTTATCAACTGCTCCGTAGACTTCTTCATATAGGTTACCAAGGAATTCATGGTACTGAGGAAAGTCCGGACCTTCTACATTCCAATGAAACTGATGTGCTTTCAAATAGAAAGCAAAGCTATCAGCAAGTACAACTTTCATCTTTTCTGTTAATTGTTCTCTCATTACCATGCCTTACATGACCAATATCTTGGCGTTGTTTTATCAGATGCAGTATCGCAATTATGACGAGCTCTAAAGCTCTTGCGACGTGCAGGTATATGTTTCTTGATAGAAAGATTCTTATCTCCGAAGTTTACCTTCTGAGCCTTACCATCTCCATCAGGATCAACAAATACTTTAGACTTCTTAACATCACCAGCCATAGGCTTGTTAAGAGGTACTTTCTTACCTTGAAACTCAGCTTCTGTGATAAACTCTAAAAAACTTAGCATTGGTTATTTGCCTTTCTTTTGGCACGTAACATTCTTGCAAACGCTTCAACAGCTTCACCTGGAGTATCTTTTTTATATTTATTTGTTAGTTTATTTGTGCCTTCATCACCAGCACCATCTTCTTCCATGACAGAAGGATGTAACTGGAACCCACCTTGTATCTTCATACCTAAATCAGCTGCAGTATAAACTCCACTATAACCTGACGCACGATCAACTATGAAACTCTCATCAACAGACTCTTTTCTAACACCAGTTGCTTGCTTCTTTGTCTTTACTCTATCCTGATAAGACTTCTCATCAAACGGTCTATAATCAGCTGCGGCTGCTACAACAGTATTTGCTGCTGATTCAAGTGATTTTCTTGCTGCAGCACCAGCATTAACAATCTTATCTGCTAATGAAGGTTCAGAACCTTCTGTATACAGATGACCGTACTTCTTTTCATGATCCTCACGCTGCTTCTTCTGCTTAGCAATTAGATTAAGTAAGCGGTCAGCACCTTTATCAGCATCGTACCCATGTTTCTTTAAACTATCTTTAAATTTATCACGTGGTGACTTTGGTTGTACTGCTTCCTGAGCATCAATGAAGTTTTGTTTTGTTGGAGCACCTTCTGAACCAGGCTTTCTCATCTTCTCACCAGATCCACGAGCAATACGCTTACGCTTAGCGTGAATGTTATCCCACAGTCCAGCTTCTGCTAAATGAGAGTTAACTCTCTGCATTGCAAACTGATGTGCTGTGGCATTATTTCTACCATCATAGTCAGCTAGACCTTGTTCAAAAATATCTTTGACTTCTTCAAAAGTAACTCCATACTTTTCTGCTTTCTTAGCAAGAGCAGTATTAGCCTTCTCTTGTAAATATGCTCCGTGATCCCATTCTCTATGAGATACAATGGTAGTAGCTGCGTTCGGAGTCTTTGTCTTGTATGTTTGAGGAATAATAATAGAAGAGGATGTATTAGCAGTAGGAGTCTGCTTAGCTGGCATTGAACCTACTTTGGTGTAGGTTGCTATCTGCGACTTACCTTTGTTCTTTCTATTAAAGTCACCAATCTTCTGATTAACAGTCTTCTTGATGTCACCAAGAGCATTAGCTTTGTCTTGATCAGCCTTCTGTTGATCTTTTGGATTCAAAGACTGCTTTGCTTTTGCTATTGAAATCTTTCCTAACTCAGTCTTTTGTTTAGACTGGATGACAGCCTGCTTTTGAAGTTCTTTTTGATTCTTAGATAGCTCCGGAGCTTTAGTGCTACCAGATGACTTAGAATCTGATTCAGGAGGTTTTCCTATTGTTGATAGTTTCTTAGCAGCAAGTCCAGCGCCAATCAGCGTAGAACCAAGAGCTCCTCTGGGAGTTGACATGGTATGAGCTAAAGCACCAGCTGCCAATCCTGCCTTAGCTATGTTACCAGCTACACGGAAAGGAGCACCTGCTATAGACTTCAAGTTTTGGCCAATAGTGGCCTCATACATTGAGAAGAAGTTGTTTAGATCTTCAACGGTAAGCTGTTCACCAATTAAATTACTATAAATTGGAATATATTCTGAATTGATATTTCTCGCAGCACTGTATACACCTTTTGTGGATCTACCTGTCTGAACCGCATACAATCTCTTCTGCTCACCTTTTCTAACTGTTGGCATCATTCTACGAGCCATGTTTCTAATCTGAGCTTCACGACCCTTCAAACGGTTATCAATATTAATCTTTTCTGCAGCAGATAACGAATTATATTTTACACCGCGTGCACCAGCAATCCTTCTTCTGAGATTCTGTTTAGCCATTCTCATAGCTCTCTGCTTCAACTTTTCGTTCGATGCAAGTCTAGTTCTAAGAATCTTACGCTTCATCTTCATCTTTGGCATTCTACGTCTTAGAGCCATAGCACGCTTACGACGCTGAATAAGATTTACAGTGCGTTCAATTAGAGTTTGTTCTGTCTGAAACTTCGTTGGTTTTTCTTCTGGATTAACGACAATTTTATCAAGTCTGCTACCAGTCAACGAAGCTAATCCCTGCTGAGCACGCAATTGTTGCTGCTGCTGTTGTATTTGCTCAGGAGTAAGAGGAGCTGGTTGCGCAGGCGCAACTCCAGCTGGAGGTGGGGGTGGTGGCAAGGCTTGCTCGCCGAATTCTTTAAATGTAATCATGTTTTCTTCCGCAGGTTTACCTAGGCCTTACTGCCGGGACTTACTATTTATAAATTACACTACTGCAAACAGCTTGTCGGCATGGCCGAAATGTCCTTGTATATTCTTATAACCAAGAGGGTCTAATAACATACTTATCTCTTTGCTAACCGTCTCCATCGTAATTACAGGTAGAAATCGAGAAATAGTATCCATTCCCCCAGCAATCACATTTGGTTCATATCCTTCACAGTCTAAACTAATATAATCACACTGCTCTAGTGCTAGTTGGTCAATCGTAAAAGTTGGGATAAAAGTATCGCCTTTATCAGATACTCTATGAGCACCAACGTTTCTCATATCATTTCTATACATACTTAATAATTTATTAGTCTCACCGAGTGCAGCATTGATCTTATAGATATTGTCTTTTTGACAATTGTGAGCTAGACAATGGAAGTTAAGTGGGTCTGGTTCGAATGTATATACTCGTTTGAACATATCAGAAAGTAGTCTTGGGTACATTCCACAATTACCACCAGCTTGAATACAAACCTCAAACTTCTTAACATGATTAAGGATTCCTTGCTTGAGTGGTCCCCAGTCAGATTTAGGACCATCCCATGCTCCACTATCCTCTGTTATCCAGAGCCAGTTTCTTATTCCTTCTATTTCATCATCTTTAATAGATACTAACTCACTGTAATCCACTATTCAACTCCCATTCCAGATCTAACGTCTTTGTATATTTCTCTCGAGTGTGATTCGTTCTTCTTGATCTTACTTGGAAGACCAGCTTTGAATTTACCGTAGTTACCACCTGATGCATGGTTACGCATATCTGTACCACTAACACCAGCTTTACGTTCACCAGTATTTGCTACAGAAATTGAATCAAAATGATACTCACCATGTGGCTTACCTTTCACTCCATTATACTTATGGAGTAAAGTCTTATACTCTTCTGCTCTATCACTACCACCAGCAATCACTAAATGCTTGGCACCGGTCTTAGCAATCTCTGCTGCATGATGCATAATAGTAGGGTGTGCTTTAGAAGCTGTAGAGATAGTTGTATTATCAAGATGTCCAAAAGCACGTTGTAGATGCTTTTGTTTTTGTTCTGGAGATAGTGGATTCTTCTTGGCATCATGAGATCCACTTGCTACTACGTGAAGCTGAGCATTATGTTTAGTTGCAAGATCATGAGCAGCATTTACATTCTCTTCATGACCACTGGTGATAGGATTCATTCTACCAAATAGTAGAACAGCGGACTTAGCCTTTTCTTCTAATAGAAAACTTATAAATGATTTCATCTGCTTGTCGTCTTTGATATTCCATCGCCCTCAACATGGTGAGCATGGAATGATGTGTTTGGATGCTGATCCTTCAACCCTAAGAAGGAGTGCAGGTTTGTTTTACTATCATCGTACATATGAACATCCTTATACTTATGCTTGGCAACATAACCATGAATCACTTTAGCTTTTTTCTCAGCAGGTAAAGTATCTTGATTTATATTACCAGCTCTAATCACATGGATGTTCTTCATATTGATACCATGCTTCTTAAATGTATGTAAGAATTTATTCTTATTATCAAAGTTAGCACGTGCAGTGTTGAAGATAACATGATTGTGAGGATTAGCTGATACTCTCTTTAGGTGATTAACCATATTTGGCATCGGCTTTGATTCTTTATTAAACTTCTCAGCATTTCTAAACTCACCAAAGTCATAGCTATGACCTTTTGGAAGTTTGTGGTTATTAAACTCTTGATTACTCAAAGTCTTAACTACTTTACCTTGTGGATCTTTTACATGGATCTGAGCCGTAGTGTGCATTAATGTATCGTCAATGTCAAAAATGTGAAGAGACTTCTTCTGCGTAGTACCTTCTGATATAAATTCTTTAAAGCCGATCATTATTGTCTCGCTGCAAAGTTTTGTCTACTAAATTCTGCTCTATCAACAACCTTAGTTGGTCTATTATTTATTACTGCAACATATCCCTCTGGTTTAGAAGGCTGGCCATTAATTGTTGTATTGAACATAGGACTAGCTGCCATAGCATGATTATGCACATCCTTGGCCTGCTGTAGGTGATGATGAATTTGAAATACTTTATCGATAGTATCAGAGTGACCTCTAAGAGTACCAAGTTGGTTATTCATTGCCAGAGTCTTACGATCAATAGCTCCTTGCGTCTTTACCTTGGCTATTTCTTTTTGATGCTGACTTTGTACATGATCATATAGATCAGTAGCATTAGGAGTAGTGCCATCTCTAACTGTCTTGTTAATATATGTCTTAATATGATCTAGGTGAGGTTCCACCTTCTTGTAATCCTCTGGCTTCATACTTCTATGAAGCTCATCTGCCTGAGCCATGTGTTCTTGAAAGTCTGCCTGACGAGCGGGGTTGTAATCTGCCTTCGTCGAATCAAACTTATTGTTAATTACATGCACATCCGGATGTTCATTAAAGTGTGAAAGATCAGGATCGTAGTCTGCTTTCATTGTTTCAAAGTTACCACCCTTGTACCCAGTATGAACTGCAATACCAAATTGAGATTGAGCTACTTTCTGACCTTCTTCTGAATTAGCAGGTGCATGATACTCAACTAGGTTTGGTTTAAAGCTATGAACTTTACCATTAGTATTTACATCACCGTGTGGATTGGTATCAGAGTTGATACCAGCATGCATTACATCACCCTGAAATATTCCTGTCTTAGGAGTTACCTTTGGGAGATGATATAGTGCAAGATTTAACTTGTTGACAAGACCTGGAGCATGTCCATGATTCTTTTGAACATCATCGTAATCATAATTTAACTTAGGCTCTTTGTTGAAAGCTGATTTGGTAGCAACAAAGAACTGACCTGTTGCTGGATGATGACCAAATACAATAGAAGGACTTCCATCCATCTTTTCATACAAAGCTGCACCACCCTTTTGACCTGTTAGTGTTTTATGTACTGCATTCAATGTATTCTTTGCATGCTGATATCCTTCAGCACCAGCATTAAGTACATGATCTTCTGCATGCTCAAGGTGAGTCAGCTTCTCTTCGTTAGCAGCTGATTCTTTCAGCAATGTGAATATATGACGCATTTAGTGTCCTAAGGTCTTTTTAAATGATTCTAGATGCTCATCATTATCAAGGTTTACATGGCTTGGAGCAAGACCTGCTTTACCTGCAGGTTGGAACATTACTGTACGATGGGATGGGTTGTCGGTCTTTTGACGTACAGTCCACTTTCCTTTTCCAGACATTCTTGGAAGACCATGGCCTGTAACATCTTTACTACCGACTCTATATGTACCGTGACCTTCTCCAACTTGTAGTACATGAACTCCGTGATCTTTTAAATATGATTCAGCTGGACCTAAGTTTGAATGGTCTTTATAAACATTCTGTGCTTTACCTTTTGCTGACTTCTTTATCTGACCTTCTTTATCAGGATTGTGGTGAGTATTGAGATGATCTATAATTCCAGCATCTTCAATTTCTTTAGCATATCTAGGCCTTAGTTGTTTTGCCTTGTCCGGAATATGCCAACCTCCTTTTTTTGGATCGTGGTGGATTGTCAATTGGCCAAAAGCTGCCTTAGTGTTGAGCTTGACTTCACCAGAATGAACTGTACCAATAATCGAACCCTGATGTACTTCTTTTTTCTTTTTGTTTAGAATAGGCACATCAGTACCAGCAGAAGATCCTGCTGGCTTATGTCCTTCTGGAACAAGACCATGCTGCTTAAATCGGTTGAAGGTGTGCTCTTCATATTCATGACCTTTGTTAACGACCTTTGTTCCAGGTTTATTCAACTTACTCAAAGGCACCCTCATCTTCTCACTAGATCCAACTTTTGATACAGTGGCTGAATGATTGCCATCTTCTTCGTGGTGTGCATGAAGAACTACAGACTCCCCTGAACCAGCAAGAGTATGAGTTCCTTGTTCGGAATGTTTAGATCCACCAGGTAGATATGGTTTAATGTAACTATCAACATGCCTGTTAACTTTAAGACCAGATCCTGCAATAGTTGCTTCTTTTAAGAAAGTTATAAATGTTTTCATTCGGTTACCAATCGTCGTCGTTGAGTTATATTCACAATCTATGATTATTTATGTCATAATATAATACGAAGAAACCCACCGAAGTGGGTTTCCTGATCTCATGAAGCTTCTTCTTTAATCGTCTAAACTTAGGTGCTTCAAACCTGAAGTAGCCTGCTTTAGTACTTTAGCATGAACCTCTGGAGGAAGAGTAGGATGTGCTTGCTTCAAATCTCTCTTAATATCCTTTGCGGTAGGATCAAGGTTTCTCTTGCTAGCTGGATTAGAAACAAAGTTAATTTTATGACCATCCATCTTACCGTGAAACTTGATATTACCTGGATCTTCATTGTGATGAGTCATGGTTAAATGGCTACTACCACTATTGTGAAGAACTCTATGAGTTATATCTCCATCACTACTGAAACGAACACTACCTTCTTTAGCAGCCTCTTCTAAAGATCTCATCCCAATGGTTTTAGTCTTCTTTTCGTGTATTGAAATGTACTGTGAGTACTTATCGATTGACATTCTTTTCTCCTTCAAATGCGACTTATTCAGTAATATACTATTTATAAGTTAGAAAATTGCGTCCGCTACACCCAAATCTACACATTCCTGCGCAGTTAACCAAACATCTGATGGTGGCAGCAGCTTTCGCTTAATCACCTTCTCATCCATTGAACAGCTATCTTTTACAATATCCAGCATACGCTGTTTAATATACTTCGTCTCTTTTTCATATGCCTTAGCATCATGCTCTTTACCTTCATAATAGGTAGAGAACTGGTGGCACATAACGCTTGTGTTTTTAGTAACTCTACGACGACCTTTGGTACCAGTAATGAATATCAAGAATGCAGCACTCATTAGTGAGCCTACACCAATTGTTGCAACAGGTATCTTACTAGCCTTGATCATATCAATCAAACCAAAAGCACTATAAAGATCCCCACCAGGACTATTAATTACAAGAGTAAGTTCTTTACGTTTACCTTCGCAATTTTCAGCCATAATCCATCTAATACAATCACCTATGTTATCATCGTTAATTTCACTAGAGAGATAAAATGTGCCACTCTCATATAGTACCATGTCGATACTATCCAATACATTTGAAGCTTCACTAGTCATAAAATTCCTATCAAGGAGGGCAGTTAATAGTCTTAGCAGCGTCAACTACAACCTTATCGCTACTACCTTGTTTACGAAGGTACGAAGCTTGAAGGTCATATGCTTCACGTTCCTTCTTATACCAAACATCACAGGTTCTAGTACTACCCTGTCTTACATACTGAACATGATGTACCATCTCGTGGAAAATAATGGATCTCCACAAAGGGTGCTTTGCATCATAATCTTCATCAAAATATATCGCACCATCTTTATATATGGCGGTTACAGTATCACACTTAGGTGCACCTTCGCAGTATAGTGCTTGTAGATCTTTCTCGTTAAGTGAGTACATACGCGGCATAGGAACAGAGCCTTCATACTTCATCATCTTCTTGGCTTCTTCCAATAACGATATCATCGCAGGGGAAGGAGTAATAGTATACTGCGTCTTAGGAGCAGCAACTGCCAGCGTAGATATACATAATAAAATAGTAACTAAAAGGCGTGTCATAGATATTCCCAATGAGTTGTCAGTATTATAATTATACGGGAATGGTGAAAAAAGGTCAACGGTTAAACACCGCATAGAACGTGGTATTTATTATTATTCGAACTGCAATCTACCAGTCGCATAACACTCAGAAAGGAAGTCGTGATAAAGGTCTTCATCAATACTAAACGCTTCTTTTTCCCACGGTTGATCACTGTATTTGACATTACGATACCGCTTACCCATCCACACATCAACAATATCATCTTTTACATATATTATCTTGAGCTCTTTTTGAACGTACTGTTTGACATGGACTATCTCGTGAGCTAATGTGATTAGAGCTAACTCAAGTGACATTCCTTTCTTGAGTTCAATTAAATACTTAGAAGCACTCACTCTTTCACATGATCCATCAGAGTCCATTGAATCATATCCGATGATATCAATTTGAAGTTTTGATCGTTTATCTGATGGAATAAGCTGTTGAAGATAGAAGTCAGCAGCTTCACGGATATATCTAATCAGTGTCCTGTCTTTGAACTTTCTTGTCTTTATTTTCATTTTGTGCTTTGATTTCTCGCATTGCTAAAATTACATCAACAGGAAGGTCAAACAATTTCCTTAGATAGACATAAGCTGTCTTAACAGTTAATAGAATTATTGAGAGGAATAATACCCATGTAAAGTTTATTAGGAAGCCGATCATATTAACTAAATGTGCTAAACGCATCTTTGAATTTACTCTTTTCTGATTTTAGTCGTAGTCCAGTATCAGACTTATCAAATACGGGACCATCATCAACTACATCTTCTTGAGCGCTCTGTTCTACATCATACAGCCTCATTTTAGATTTATCAACGCCTATAACAAATCTTCTATGAATACCTGGATCACCAAAACGGTTCTTTAACTGCTTGACCATGAATTGGTTTAGTTCTTGTAACTCCTCTGAACTTATTAGTGCGACCATAAAGTCAGCAGTGGCTGGTAAACCAAAGGACTCTGATGTATCTTCTAACCCAAGATCACTACTTGTAAAACCACTTCTGGTTGTCTGAGTAGCTGTAACTATGGGTACATCAAACTCGACAGCAAGACCACGAAGTTCTTCTGCAATTGCCTTAATGTATGTATATGAGTTTACATTCGCCCCATATTTTAATCTTGAAGATACACATATGTTTAGATAGTCGATATAGATTATATCTGGTTTGAAGTTTCTCTTTAACTTTAACTCATTGAGAAGATGGCGCATATGTCCAGCACCAGCAGAAGCTGTAGGATACTCTTTAATAATCAACTTACCATTAGTCTTCTCACGAACACGATCAATTTTCTTTTGATATGAATCACGAGGTAGCAGTGATAAATCATCTACCGTAACATTGAGCATGTTAGCATCAATACGTTCTGCAATACGCTCTTCAGCCATCTCCATTGTTACATAAAGAACATTAAGACCTTTGGAAAGGTTAGATGCAGCACAATGACACATGAAGAGAGACTTACCAACACCAGTACCAGCAAGTACAACATTAAGAGTTTTATTCGGTAGTCCACCTTTGGTGATCTTATTAAAGTACTCCAAGTCAAAAGGGACACGTTTTTCTTTCTTATGGTAAAAGTCATATCGGGAATCATAGTCTTCTAAGAAGTCATGTCCGATATGTGAATCGAATGATACAGCAAGAGCATCAGACAGCAGCTGTGGTATTGCTCCCTTACTATGTGCATCCTTATCACCATCAAGAATCTGGATCGATTTCATGACAGCATTATAGATTGCTTTATCTTGACAGAACTTCTCTGTCTGATTAACTAGCCACTCCATGTTAGTGTTAGGAGTATCATCCAACTCACCAACCATTGTTTCTAACTCACTAAAGTAACCAGCTATCTCTCTATTATTATCAAGCTCGATAATGAGAGCTTCTTTAGTTGGGAACTTGTTATACTCCTTAACAAACCCATCAATGCCTTCATATAGAGCTCTTACAGTTTTATCCTGAAAGTATTCAGACTTTAAAAAAGGAATGGCCTTGCGGCCATACTCCTCATTATTTAATAGGCTGGAAAGTATTAGTTTCTCTATCATATTGTTCCAATGTAATTACACGAGTACCACTAGGTGTTTTTCCAAGATAGTCAAGTAGTTCTCTGTCATTAAAGAAGTACCTGAATCCTTCTGCATTACTCTGACTCAGAAACTTGATCTTGTACTGCTCCGACTTGGGATCCATAACTATATTCCTTCTTTGCACATTCTTCAAGTTGATCTAAGATTTCTTGGGTGAAGTAGTTAGCAGGGTTAGTGTTGATCTCCTTACCAAATACTTTACGACCATCAGGGAGCTCATACCGTGTGGATACTTTCTTAATGATGTTGTACTTCTCTGCTAGTTCTAATAAACCAAAGTAGCGATCTAAGCCTTTGTCGTAAGTAAGTAACACAGTTGCGTCTTGGTTCTCTTTTGAGAGTCTGGACTTGTATGTTTTGATTTTAATTTGGTTACCGATGATGTCACCATCTCCATCCTTTTCTTTCTTTTTGGAGAGCATAGCAATAGTGCTGGCAGCATACTTGAGACCTGTTCCGCCTCCGAGTTCTTTTGTGGGTACATAGGATCCAATCACTTCATAGACATGGTTAGTAACTAGCATTGGTACTTTCACCTTTGCCAACTTCAATGTCAGAACACGGAAAGCAGCTTTAATGACTTGCGACTTTGTCATATCCCTAACATCTTTACCATCAAGAGAATCTTCCATCTCTTTTGATGTTGATAGTAATCCTAAGCTATCCAGAACGAACATCATCTTTGGACGAGTATCTTCTGGCTGCTTCTCATAAGCCTCTATTAACTTTAAGGCATGAGTCTTAAACTTTTGTATGGTATCTGGTTCTGCGATAATGACACGTGTAGTATCAATACCACGTGATTCCATCATTGCTTTCGTGACTGCTGCTTCGGTGTCGTAGTATACGACTGCTGCGTTTGGGTTCTTGTCAAGGAAGGCTCTAACGATACCAAGTACGAAGAAAGTTTTACCAGTAGCGGACTCTCCTGCAAAAGCAGTAATTTTGTTATCAGGTACGCCGCCATAGATGCTACCAGAGAGAAGAGCGTTGAGAATATAGCTGCCAGTATCAATACAACCAGAATACTCAGCACTACCACCGCCGTCACTGGCCAAATAAGTATCCTCATCACCAATCTCCTTAATCAAACTTTTCAAAAAACTCATACTTTATCCTTTACTCTTAGGTGCAAAACGCTCCGAGGCTGTAAAACCCAATCCACCAATCACAATGTAAACCATTGTATCATATAAAAACTGATCAATCTTTAGTCCCCATCCTAAATTGGCAATGAATGCTATACTACATAAAATGAATGCAAAGAAGGTAATGGTTCGTTTACTACTGATCTCGCCGTCACCATCTCCTAACATACTACTAAAGAAACTCATGTTATCTTCCTTATCTGATTTTTATCTATCGTTACCTTACTACGGTTAATCTTTCCAGTCAACTCTTGTAACTTCTTGTGACGTATCTCAGCAGCTTTGTCGATACCCTGTTCAAGATTATATCTTCTTGTTGTATTCATCTTGTTGATACGCTTCTGTCTAACCAATCCGTTATTAGCAGCAATCAATAACAACACTGCTAGCGGATCAAAAACAGTGACGATAATGATGATGACCCATCGTACCGTTTTCTCCAGAAACGAATCATCAGCCCTGTCCACAAAGAGCTCTGCGATATACTTGATAGGACCGACCTCCTTCTCAATAGATTTAACTTGCGAGACAAGTGGGGCTTTCTCAACATTAAGTTTCCCGACCTCTGCTTGTAGAGTCGAAATCTCTTCCATGATTCTGCTACGTTCCTTCTGTTGGGAGCGTCTGATTGCAACTGCTCTCTCTGCACCCTTCGAGTCTTCTGTCCGTGCCATGACCTGTTCAACCGCCTGGTCAAACTGTTTAAGAAGTGTGCGATTGGCATCGATGTTTTCATTTATAGCCTTTATCTTCTCTTCGTAGATACCTAGCTTAGCAGATACGTCACTTACAGATGCTGCTTGCTCTAAGTGTGCCTTTGATAGATATCCAAAAGTTCCCATTGATGTAATAATCATCAGTATTATGATTGATGCAACGAGGTAATATCTGATGACAGCTGGAGCAGCTTTCCAGTTTCGATATGTCCATGATGTGGCAATCACCTTAGCTGCCTCCAACATTGAACCCATTACAACAACAGGCCAAAAGGACGCAGCAAAGATAGCTGTCAAGCCAAGTATGGAAAAGTAGGCTGCTACAGAGGATAAACCAACGGCAACCAATAGGGCTAGGTAGTTAATCATTTTCGACTATTTTGTTTACCTTTGCAATGAATGTGGTCATCTTCTTAGTCCTATCTGGCCAGTAGATATATTCCTTACTATCATCTTTCTGCAGATTCATTAACAGAGGCATAATTAGTTTATAAAGAGCCTCCAGTTTATCTTTATACTCTTTGGAAGTCAACGATAATTCTTCTTCCTTCTGTTGAACTTGTTGTTGGAGCTGACGCTCCATTGATCTCAGTTCATCTTCGCTTACAGCTGAAAAGCCAAAGTCGTTACTATCATCTAACTCTATACTGATTTTAGCCATTGTAGTCCTATCCAAAGAATTGTTCTAGTGTTGCTCTACGGGTTTCGTTTATATCCCAGCCAATAACATCAAGGATACCTTTAATTGGATCCAGGAACGACTTTTCGAATTGGATGTCGTAGTCAATGTAAGGTTCTATTTCGAACTCTCTGGGAATTGCTGATGCACAAGAAATAACTGTATCTCTTGCTGGGTTTGGTGTTTTTAGATATGCAAACTTGATTTTATCACCATCTCTTATGACCTGATATTTATTATCTAAATTACGTTCCTTTAATAGGTTATTATATATCAGAGAACCTTTCACATGGATTGGTGTAGACTTCTTGTATATTGAAGCAGGGTCTTGCCACTTCTTCATATCTCTTACTGATCTTGGGAAAGCAATATCTTCAAAAGGTAAGAGCATGTACTCTTGTTTGAAATCTTTAACGAACTTCTTCATAGCTGGTTCATCTTGATTCATAATTACATCAAGAGCCTTCTTGAAGTTCTTTCTACAGATAGATGGTGTAGATGATCTGACAGCCTCAATACCTTGCATCTTTAACTTGGGCTGAGCATACGCAACGCCTTCGTTATTGTATACGTTAAGAATGTAATGCTTCTTACCTGTCCATATTCCTTTGTTAGCAATCGCTTCACGCTTCATGATCATCTTCTGTTTCATTACAAGCATGTAATCTGCTAGTTCACCAAAAGTGTTATCAATGAATGGCTGTAGCTTCTTTTCACAAACATCATCTAAGAACTTGACAACCTTTTGATGATCGGTACCATCTTCAAACGTAGTCTTTACCAATCTATCAAGCCGGATATACATGGAGTCCGTATCACAGGCAATTACATAATCCTCATTATCCGTTTTGAATATCTTGTTTAAGTATTGGTTAATATTCTTTTCCATCCAACGAATGGATAGTTGACCAGACATTGTAATAGCTTCTGCGAGATCACGTTGATACCATCTAAAGTATACATTACCAAGAGCACCATAAGCAGAGTTTAATTGAATCTTCTTTGCCATCTGCATATTGTTACAACGTGCAATCTCATTCTCTAGCTCACGTGTTGGACTCTTCTCATATAACTTCTTTGCTTCGATCATTCTCTTCTTCCATGCAGAACGATCGTTATACATTGTTTCCATAAGCTCTGCTAAGAAACCAACACTCTCTTTAGAGAAGATAGCACCGTTAGGAGTGATCGTACAGTTATTCTCTTTCAGCTTTTGTTGTAGCTCATCACCCATTCCACGATCAAGCATTCGCTCTATTGTAATGTCTTCCTTCATAGCTACAAAGGTATCAGGACTAATATTGTACTGCATGATCAAATGCGGATAGAGAGAGTTCAAGTCGAACGAGCAAACCCAATCATGTAACCCAACCTGTGGATCTTTGACGTAAGCTCCAACAATAGGACCAAGTTCTTTATCAACAGCACTACGATGTTCCAACTCAGGTCTCTCAACGTTAGGTACGATGATACCACGATCCATCAAGTAGTTTGTAATGATGATATCCCAGATACGGACAGTAGTGAACGTATCGGCGTAGTTTACTTTAGCATCATAAGCAATAGCAAATACTTGCTCGATGAACTTCAGCTTCTCTTCTAGCTTATCAACAAGAACAACGTCGTGGATGTTATAGTCTACAAACTTTTCAAAGTTCTGCATATAGAAATCATGCATAGTCTCATACTCAGAATAGTCTAGCTTCTTTTCACCAAGTTCATACTCTGCAATATGATCTAACTTATATGATTCTTGTGGAGTGTATGAGAACTTCTTATAGAGTGCTAAGTAATCAAGAACAGCAATACCATTCAACTCATATACGACAAGGTTACTATCACCACCAACAGCGCGCTCCCATACCATTCCCCATGGTGATAGTCTATCTGCTTCTTTCTTACCAAGTATGTTTGTGATTCGACGATACAGATAAGGTATATCGAAGTACTCAATATTCCAACCAGTAACTACATCTGGTTTCCATTTAGAAGAATTCCATATCATAAGGAACTTGGTTAGAAGATCAACCTCATTCTTACATTGGAAGTAGGAAACATCTTCTGACTTTGGAGTGTAAGGTCTGGTACCAAGTACTACCACTTTACCCTTCTTACGAATAGATAAAGTAATGATTTCTTTGTCAGCCAACTTATGGTCAGGGAAGCCACCCTGTGTAGATGTTTCGATATCGAGTGACACTACAGATATCTGATCAACATCGTAGTTCACCTCACCTTGGTAGAAATCATAGATTGCTTGATATGTGAAGAGGTTGGATCCATGGATTTGGAATCCATCAACACCAGCGTAAGTTTTAATAAACTCTTTAGCTATCTTGACACTATCAAAGTCCATACGGGATACATGCTTCCCATCTAGAGTCTTGTATTTTGTTGGTTTGTTTGAATTGACAAATAGGTATGGCTGATAGGGTGCTTTCAACTCAAAGCGTTGACCGTTGTTATACCCACTCGTATAAACATTATCACCAGCAACAAACACATTAGTATAGAAACGCATGTAGCCTCACTTAAAACAACCATTATACAGCAAAAATAATATTACTTCAACGATCCTGCAGAAGCGATCTGAATACCAGAGCCGAACATCTTGTTATAGTTGTTTCGAAGATCTATAGATGGTTCAAAGGATGTGATGATATGCTCATTCTTAAATGAGAACTTACTTTCCTCTGCATATGGAGCAAAGGGATACAGGGACATACCAACCCCAGTTTGAGTAGGTACTAGTTGAACAATACCAACGTTTGTGAGTGTAACATATGCTGGTTGAATCTCAATCTCACCAATAATTTCTTCACCGGTGATTAATTTGATTACTGCGATTGTCATTATGATTCCTTAATTAAGAGGGGACACGAAGTCCCCTCGTTCAGTTAAATCATACCCCTACGTTGTAGAAGTGTGATACGTCTTTCGACATCATAGTGATCTTTGGACTCTGCTAAGTAGTCCTCGATCTCTTTCCTATATTGCGGAGTAAATGTTTTCTTGACCCATGACCAAAATTCGTCGATGGTTACAGAACTCATTTATCCTCCACTAGGTACTCTTTTGAAGTTGGAGTCTTTTCGTTGATTGGAATAGACTTAGGCTTCTTGTGCTCAGGAATAATCCTTTCCAAGAATACTTTAAGCATACCGTTCAACAGTTCAGCATTCTTAACTTCAACTTGATCGTTGAGAACAAATGTACGAGTGAACGCACGATTTGCAATACCCTTCCAAAGATACATTGCATCTTCTTTGGTTTCGTTTTCGGCACCATCAGTAAGACCAGTGACGATTAGTTTATCATCTTCAAGATCAATCTTAATGTTCTGTTTTGCGAAACCAGCAACAGCAAGCTCAATCTCATAAGAGTTATCGTCTGTCTTCTTAATGTTGTACGGTGGGTAGTTAGGAATGTTTTTTGTTACTTCGTCGTGCAGTTTAGCCATCTTATTGAAAGACTCGTCGAAACCAACGAAGAACTTATCAATATCTTTTGTACCAAGTTTGAAACCGGGACCGAAAGCAATGGAATTAGCTAATGCAGAAAATGCGTCTTTAGTCATGAAGACCTCCTATTAAGCAAGGTTAAAATAAATTGAAGTGTACCCCCGAAGGCAGTACACTCCTATTTATACATCAGTCACATCTGGAAGTCAACTTTTTATTGATTCTACGTGTAAATTTGCTACAATAAACTCTTTGACAAGGGAGCTGCGTACGATGTCATCAACTTCAAACTCCACGTTTCTGAATGATGGCATTCTGTTGATAACCTCTACAAAGTCTCTGAGGCCAGATTGATCATGCCTTTTACATAGATCTGTCTGTTTAAAATCACCACAAAATATAATCTTTGATCCTTCTCCAACTCGAGTTATAATTGAACTCAACTCTTGGAAGGTCATATTCTGGCACTCATCAACAATAATTACTGAATTGTCTATAGTGATACCACGAATGAAAGATGTAATCATAAATTCAATATTCTTTTGTTCAACTAGTCTTTCATATGCTTGTTCAGTTTGGAATAGGTCTTGACAGATTGCTTTGTAGGGAGCAAGATATACGTCAGTCTTCTCTTTCTCATCTCCTGGTAGATGTCCAATTTCTCTTGAAGGTACTACTGATCTTACTAATACTACCTTATCGTATGTGTTACTTTTATCCATCACCTCTTCTAATGCTTTGTAGAGTGCAATGAATGTCTTTCCTGTACCAGCTGCACCGTGCAGCATGATTGCTTGTGTTCCTTGTTTGTAGAGGTCGAAGAATTTGGATTGGTTTTTTGTTAGGGGTTCAAATGTCAGAAGATCGTCGATTCTAAGTTTGAGCTTTCTTCTTGGTTGATCAGGGAGATGATGAATGGAGGCTTCAGCAAGTCGTGCTTTTTTCATGCGCTGTCCTTCTTGTTAGAGTTAAAAACAAAAAAGGCGCATAGACTTTCGCCTGTGCGCCTTCTCCTACTACTGCTATGCTTCTTTAATGTGCATACAATAATCCTGTGGTGTTTTTAGTATTTATAATCCAATCACTCCCGGCTTGAAGTGTAAGCCCTTAGCAGGAGTAAATTCTTGCTGGAGATACTCTCTAATACATTCAAAGCGGAATGCCTCATCTTCCTGGCCTCTAGCACTCAGAGCTAGCTCACAGTTTAGAATGAACTCTGTCAGTGCACCTAGAGGGATACGGACATTATCGTCGAGTACAGCTGGTTTCATATTGGCTTTACGCTGGTACATTGTTATTCTCCATATTGACGTGAACCCCAATTATACTATCAATTCGAAAAGATCTCCACGCATTCTTTTCACAATCCCAAACAGCCAGAACTTCCTCATTCACTTCTTTCACACGATCGGTAGTCTTTTCGTGAGGAACTACAACGTCTTCGCGTAGAGTGCATATCATCTCACGAAGTTCACCATTCTTCTTAGTGAATATAACTTTACATATGTTCGACTTTAGGGTCGAGCGGATCGAATCCACGGATGTCGCTTGGGTCATTTTTCCACCTCTCAAATAAAATATAAGCGAGCTGATGAAGTTCTACACCAGCCTCTTTAAGCATTATATACGAAAACCCATGATTAAACAACAGTTGTTTTCCTGGCGGGGGAACAAATGTTACTACTCTTTTAACTCCCCTCTGGATAATACTTTTGACGCATTCGTTGCAGGGGAAGAATGTCGCGTACAACGTTGACCCTTCAACACTCCCCGGCGCATTGTCAAGTGCATTACGTTCTGCATGGCAAACTAACTTTAACTTTAGTTCGCGATCTTGATATCGATAATCATCATCAACTACCCCGCGTGGAAAGCCGTTGTACCCCATTCCAATAACTCTACGTTTGGAATCTACAATTACACTTCCTACTTTTGTAGATGGATCCTTTGACCACGATGCTACTGTTTCTGCTAACTGCAAGAAACGGTAATCCCATAATAAATCACTCATATGTTATCTCTTTTTACCAATATTGTATTTGGCAACCAACTCCCACTCATCCTTCTCTTTGTGTGTGATAACTTTAACTTGAGAGAAAGGAGCAACTGGTGTGCTTGATTTTTGTGGGTTGATCAATTTCACTAGACCCCATTCTGCGATCAAGTTAATAATTGTGTTGCGGCGCGCCTTATCATCATCTGAGAAGTTAGATGGTTTACCATCAAGAGCAAATAGCTCTTTGAAGTGCACAATATAATACCTACCTTGCTTATGCAAGATATGGCATGATTGAAATAGTTTTTTATCTTTACGCGATGCAACACCGATACGTGTCAGTGTTTCTTTGATCTTGAGAAAGTCTTCTTCAGAGGCCAGCGCAACTTCCACCAGACTGTCAATAATGTTCATAATCGTCCACCTTTTTCTAATTTTTGTTTTATAGTGATCAGTTGATCTGAAGAAAGGATGGATAATGCGCTTTTTGCCTTTTCTGGCCCGTAACCATAATATTCCATGACAGCAGTAAGGTCATTATCTTCTTGTTTCTTCACCCACTTTGCAAATCGCTTTGCAGGTCTTATACTATTTAGAAAAAAGTAAAACTGGAGCTTTCCATCTAGGTGATGGTGCCGATTCATCTCATTAGCGTACAATAACGTGTCCGGGAAATAAGATAGTGCCTTGTTTACCATGAAGGCTGGGTAGTGCTTTTCTGCTTCCGACTCTTTAAGTAGATCCTGTTTAGAACTGTTTATCGCATTTACATAATCAAAGGGATTCATGTTATTATAATGTTAACTCTGGGTTATCGGTGACCAGACCAACTAAGGCGTGAGTCAGATGTACTACTTGCTTCTCGGTAAGACCAAGACCATAGGTACTATCCAATATGTGCAACGTTTCATGCAACAGGGCAATACGTTGTGTTTGACTAGTATGATCACGATTGATCATTATGCGTTGTTTATTGAAGTCTGCAAGGCCAATATTGCCTTTCATTTCTTCATTACTCAGGTAGTCAACTTGATATAATATTCCAGAG